ATGAATGATAAGAGAAGACCAATTTTAATTAACGGAGAAGAGTACATAGAACCATTTAAGAAAAAGCCTACACCACCTGGTAGAGATAAGAGACAGACTTATGATGAAGCAAGATATAAACTTGCTGAAAATATTACAACAGTTATAGAAGAGGTAGATCTATATTCACAAGAGATGATACTGGATGATTTTGTCCTAAAGATGAGGTTGGATATTAATTGTTCTGCAAAGTCATATCATCCAAAAAAAGTCATATCTCGTGTAAGAGCTAAAGAGTTAGGTACTAAGAAGTGGAGTCAAAAGGCTATCGTGAGAGGAAAGCCAACACTTAAAACTAGTAACGAGGTTTTTATCAAAATAAATAAGTCTGATTTAATAAGATTCAAGTCGAATCTTTTGAAAGACTCGGGATTTAACGAAGGTGAAAAGGACGAGTTAAGAAATATAGATTCAATATATTTTGATAATCATGAATCACTTCTTAGTAAGTTCCCTGAAGATTGGGAAGAGGGTCGAGTAGAGTTTGTACTTCATCCATTTTCAAAATCCAACTCAACAGTTATTGAGAAGTTCAAAGAGATGATTGGTTCAGAATCGAAAGAAGATACTGTTGATATCAGATTATATGATGATGGAATAACGTTTGCTAGTGTAAGAATTACAAAACCGCAATTAGAGAAAGTTATTAAGTTTAATCCAATTAGAACAATTAATGAACTTAGATTATGTGATCTTCCTAAAATGCCGGTTCGTGATTTAGGAATGCAATCGATTGTTGAAGTGCCAATGATAAAGTCTAAAATCAATTTAGGTATATTTGATGGTGGTGTTAATGGAGCTCATCCGCTTTTTAGTAATTATGTAGAAGAGTATAATCCAATAGGTACTGAAAAACATGATCATTATTATAGTCATGGAAATGGTGTAGTGAGTGCAGCAGTTTATGGTGATTTATCAGAGTATATTACAAATGGGGAGTTAAAGTCTCCAACAGTAAATGTAAAAAGTTATAGGGTACTGCCATTATCTGATGCGAATGATAGAAATTTGTATGAAGTAATTGATATAATTGAGGACATCGTACCAAATGATTTAGATACTCATGTCTATAATTTGTCGATAGGACCATATGGTGCTATTGATGACGATTACATATCTAGATTTACATATTCAATTGATAGATTGTCAAGAATACATTCAAAATTGTTTGTTACAGCTGTAGGTAACGATGGAGATTTACCAGGAGATTTGGCGAGAATTCAAGCTCCCTCAGATAGTGTAAACAATTTAGCTGTTGGTGCGTACTCATATGATGAAAAACTGAATCTTCAAAGAGCGTATTATAGCTCTGTAGGAGATGGAAGAGAGGGGTCGAAGGTTAAGCCAGATGTTTTAGGTTTTGGTGGGTGTGATGATTATCCGTTTCATGTATTTACACCAGATCACACTAAGATGTCTCTTACAATGGGAACAAGTTTTGCTTCTCCGCTGATTGCTGCAAGGGCTGCTGAAATAGTTGGAAGAATGGAATCGGCTACACCTTTATTGGCGAAAAATTTCTTGATACATACGGCATTTCATCCAGACAATACTACTGATAAACTTCACGGTTTTGGATATTCACATTTAGATGTAGATGAGATATTAACCTCTAAATATAATGAAGTGAAAGTGATATATAGAGGGGTGATTCAACCTAAAAAATATGCTGTGATTCCTTTGCCTGTTATTAGAGATCTTGATTTTAATGGTAAAGTTAAGATAAAATATACAATTGCTCAAACTTCGGATGTAAATCCATTAAATACTGAAGATTATACTAAGACAGCAATTGAAGATACATTTATTAAGAATCAAAATGTGTTCAACTTAACAAAGGATTTAGGTAACAAAAAAAAGCAAAAAGCGGTCAACATCATAGAGGATGCTGAACTCTATGAAGCATTGATTGAAGAGGGCTATGTAGCCTCAAGCACTCCTGCTACATTTAGTGATTGGAGCAATAAGTATAAACCGGAGTATGAAAGAAAAGGTAATTTCAAATGGGATACTGTTATTACGAGACAGAAGAATTTTATGTATAAAACTCTTATGAATCCTCATATTAGAATTCATGCTATGGATAGATTCGATTCAGATGTAGATAATATTGAGTATACTGTAATTGCTACTATTGAATACTTAAAGTGTGAAGAAGATATAAATCAACTAACTCTTGAACAGTATAATAAACTAGAAGCTGCACAAGTAAGAGCTTACAACGAAGTAATAGTAAATAATTAGTTGAAAAGAATCCTTTGATAAGGATTCTTTTTGCTACATACTTAGATTTTATTTATTGCATCAATCAGTTGTTGAATCTCAAAATGCGTGTATACTCTTTCTGTAAGAGACATTGCACCAGCATGACCAACAATTCTCTTTATTATTGTCTGATTAATATGTGCTGCAACTAGTAATGATACAGTTGTATGCCTAGTATCATGTGGAGTGTGTTTCATGTTCATCTCTGTTATTAGTGGTTTCCAGTAGGAATCATAATAATTTCTATAAGTAAAAGCATCGCCATCTGGTGTAACTAAAAGATACTCAGTAGAGCTTTTGCTCATCCAGTGAGAAAAGTACTGTATTGTTTTATCTGATATTGGAACTTTTCTTATACCTGCCTTAGTTTTAGCACTGACAACATCAAAGTACTTTTCATCAAGATGTACATTTTCCTTTTTTAAATTGAGAAGTTCAGAAATCCTTACACCACTGTAAATGAGCATTAGAATAATTGAGTTATATTCATTTCTATCAACATTGTCCCAGAGAGTAGAAATCTCCTTGCTAGAGAAAGGATCCCTTTCATTGTCTTCTTTCTTATGATGACTTATTTCAACAAATTCTGAGTAGTCCTTTGTTACTAAGTCGTTTTCTAAAGCATATCTGTATAACTGGTTGAATAAAACTTTTATCTTTCGAAGCATTGGGTAATTTTTACCGCACGTATCAATTACGTTCTGAAGATGAGATTTTTTGATATCAACGAATCTGAGTTCGTATAAAGGCGAACATGCCTTATAAGATGAGTTATAGGCAATAATGTTAGATTTAGAGTAATTAGGATATTTCTCATCCGACCATTTCTTAAAAACTTCTTCGAATGTTATTTTGCCAGCATCAAGATCATAAGGATTTTGATGATAGTCTGCTAAAGCAATCATTGCAGATGATCGAGTCTCGTAATATCCGATGTACTTATATTTTTGCTTACCTTGGTCATTCCATCCTACAGTTATCCTTACAGCAAAAGGTTTCCGCCTTTTACCAGACAGTTTAAGAACACTACCATATCCGTTTGGATTTTTCATTTAATCACATCCTTTCAAAAGGGTATAAAAAATACACCTATTGCAGGCAAGGTGCCATAAATGATATAATAACAGTGTCGAATTGGTATTATATTAGGCACCCGCCTGAATAGTATCATGAAATACCTTGGTTGTCGCCAGGGTATTTTTTTATTTTTAAATATTAGTGAGAGTATCAAATAGTGCAAGTATTTTTGTGCTATATTGGGGGGTGTCCATGTTCTCAAAGTAAAATTTCTTTTGATCTTCATACTCAGAATGAATGTTTTCGAACTCGAGCTTTGCTGCACACAAATCAATAATTTTGGTTCTGTGTTCATTCGGAATTAACTCTCTATTTTCTGTGTTCATCCATTCGTCTATTGTAGCCTTTTCCTTGCTAAGATCAATATATATTCCATCTTCAATATACTTTTTTTCTTCAAAATATAAAGTTCGAGCTAACTCTTCTTTTTGATCATAGAAAGAGTATTTCTTTTGATGGATGCTTCTTTCTCCTTCTCTTGCAGTTTTGAAATTCAAATCAGAAAGATTAAATAAAATCCCTGCTTTTCTTTCCAATAGTAACTCTAAAGTTCTTATCATATTATAAGAGGAAGGTGTTTTTCTAAATTCAGCATTGATGCTTACATTTCCAAAGCTTGCATTTTGAGTGTGATGGTGAACAGTTTCATTCTTAATACTGTTATATGTATTTACGTAACTATGAATTTTATCTGAGAAGAAATAGATATCATAAAAGAAGTCAATTGTACTTTCGTCTAAGTACTGCTCGATTTCAATGAATGTATCTAACATCTTATGAATAGAGATTGAGTATGGTTCATATGGAAACTCTTTTCTATCTCTAAAATGGTGACTCATATCAAATGTATTCCATAACCAAATGTTCCATATAGCTATAATATTACGTTCCAAATAGCGTTTTACTTGCTTGCTTTTTCTAATGATTTCATTTCTCTTAAGTTGTTCTTCTTCATTTTCCTTTTGAAGGTTTGATCGGCGTTGAATTAATACTGCACTACTTACAGCTAAACCGGCTCCAATCATGCCACCGATTAAGTTTATGTACTCTTTTTTATACTCTCCTAAGCCCCATAATAAAAAATCACCTACATTTTGGAAAATCCTGAATTTAAGTAAAAATGGGGAGATGATTACTATTATTGAAATACTTACGAAAAAGTAAAATATGTTTTGAGACCAGTCTCTTTTGAGACGTTCATTTGGATTTGAATTGTTCATATGATTTTCCTTACTGTATTGTTTATTAGTTATTAGAATCTTTTTAAAATTCCAAGTGGAGATAAATAAATCAAATAATGGTCTAGTTCAATTATTGGACCATATTTATTGAGATAGTATTTGATAGTCTCATCTATGAACTTCTCTGTAACATCTAAGAAATCAGCTAATTCATATCTGTTTCTGATATTTTCTTTATATGCATCAATAAATCTATGTATTGGTACTAGCTCTTCATATGCCCAGCTACGAGCGAGCTTTTCTTGTTTCATATTTGATATATTGTCTTGATCTAAAATGTCACCAACTGTATATATGGAATGTCCTATTTCTTCTGCAAGAACGCATGTCTTTTCGGTACGGGAATCAATATTCTTATCGATTATTATATTCCCATCCACATATAGCCCTTTGAGATAGGGAATAGGCATGACTGATTCATGCACTCTTAAGTTTAAATCATTTGCCTCATCTAGTAATTCATCGTATTTCAATATGTATTTTATCCTTTGTTTTATACTATGTTTATTTATTCTTCTTTTTAAGTAAATCATTTACAAAATTAACTATTTTATCTTTATCCTCAGATGATAGGTTCTCAGTTGAGTGGGCTGCTATTGTATTCAATTGTTTTCCATATGATTTTTGATTGATGAAATCGATGAAATCATCTTTAAGTTTACTAGCGATATTTTCAACATATTCTAAGTAGTCATCTCTAGTAATCTCATGTATTTGTCCATCTATTTTCACTTGTAGAATCTCGTTTATATCTATGATAGTAAAACCGAGTTCATCAAATGTTTCTTTGAAGTAAAGTTTTTCATTAGAACCTTCTACAAGTATTATGTTGGAAATGTTTTCAAATTCGTCAGATTGATTATTAGATTTTATATGATCTGCATTAATCCATCCCATCAACTCAGCTGGAGTAGTTTGAAGAGCATCTGCAAAGAGCTTGATTTGTGATTGGTTAATATCACGAGAACCAGACTCAATTTTATTAATTGCTGATCGGGTTTTATACCCAACTTTATGAGCCAATTCCTCTTGTGTCATGCCTAGTTGCTCTCTGAGCATTCTTATTCGTTCATATATTGTCATATAACTTCTCCTTTAGTATATAATATCTATTTGTAGCCAAAATGTCAATTTTTTTAGACAAATTTATTTAATTGTGTTGACAAAATGGAAACTGGGTACTATTCTATAGTTGAAGCCAAAACGGATACAAGATTGGAGGGAGATTTTGACGAACACTAGCTTATTAAGAGAAAAAATTAAGAAATCGGGATTAAAGATGGAATTTATAGCTGAGAAACTTGGGCTATCAAGAGCTGCTTTTTCAATGAAAGTTAATAATGAATCAGCATTTAAGGTTCCTGAAATGTATAAGTTGTGTGATTTACTAGATATTGATGAAGAATATGCAAAAGATATTTTTTTTGCAAACTAAGTATCCAAAATGGATACAGAACTAAATAAGGTTATAAATCAAGAGGAGTGGTGAATGAGCATAGAAGCTAAAAGTATCTCAGTAAAAGATGCAGCTGAAGCTATGGGTAAATGTCAGCAATTTGTTCGGATTGGACTTCAAAGAGGATTGTTGCCCATAGGTAATGCTGTAAAGATGTCAAGTAAGTGGACTTACTATATATCACCGGAGTTGTTCTATAAATACACTGGGATCCATATAGAAAATAAAACTGAATAAGAAAGTGAGGAGTATATGAAAAAAACAGAGAATAGTAGATGGGATATTGAATCAAAGCGTCAAAAGAAGATAATAAATATTGCTTTAAGCTTTATCGAGGAATGTAAGAAAAAAGATTTGACAGTACTTGAAGTTGAAGAAGTTGCTAACACATTATCATTAATGTCAAAAAATACAAAGTTGGATGGAGGATTTTAGAACGATAAATTTGAACCTCTTGATGATGTTAATGATGAATCAAAAGGTTCAAGATTTTGTGGGTTGATTATGTATTAATTCTTAAATTGATTAATACTCATCAACAAAAACATGATCATCGTTGTTGGTGTTAGGAGTAGAGTTCTCTGCAAAGCCATAAAAATTATCATATGCCTTTTTATATTCATCCCAAATTGAATCGTAATCAGACAGTTTGTTTGTTGGCATTTTACTTAAATATAGCATTGTTAGATCGTGTGCAATTGTACTTGTTGATTTTTTATCCATAGTATAGTCACCTCCTTCCCAATTCAGTATATTGGAAAAAGGTGTAAAAAACAACTGAATGAAATAGAGGTGAAGATGATGAGAAGAAAATTTGTAATAGAAGTTGTTGAAGAAGATTTGTTTTTAATTGATAAAGAAGACCTACAAGGTCAGATAAGCTTAGCCATTACTACAGGATTAAAAATAGAGGAAGATATAAGTTTTTCTCTAGAGGAAGTAGACTAGTGAACTCAATATGCATATAAGTGCTTTATCATATGTTGGAAACCATAAGGTTTCTAGTAGAAAGGAAAAAGTATGTTCAAAAAGCGTACAGAGCAAAGTAAGTATGAAACATTTATTCAAGATGATCACACATTAATTAGCTGTACCTGTGGAAAGAGCAAGTTGATTTTTATACCAATTGATATTGTTCAGAAAATTGTTATGTGTGAAGGGTGTGGTTATATTCTAAGAATTGATCCAGTTGTTAGAACTGATATTAATCATGTGAAGAATGCCTGGAATAAGCAAATGATGAAAAGGCAGAATAGGGAGGCAAAAGGTGGATTGTATAATACTTAATAAATCTGAAAAAGAAAGTTTAGAGAATTTGAAATTGCTTTCATCAGTGAATGGTTTGGAAGCATACATGAGTGATAAAGCATTATATCTTTATGATTCTAAAGAAAGTAAATGTTCGGATAAAATGCAGTTGCTCTCAAGCATTGTAGAGCAAGAGATTAATATAATTCTTCAAAGTGAAAACAATAGAGATGATAGAGGTTCATATGGATTCAATATATAACTATGAGTTTGTTAAAGAGAAAATTGAAAGTGAATTGAAAGAGCTTGATAAATCTACTGATAAGAAAGTTAAGGCTGTTGGAAAGTATGTTGCAGATAAGTTAATTCAATTTGCTAAGAATGAAACATTTGGCAGAGCAATTCAGGAAAGTGAATCTAAATTAATTGATTGTTGTATACACGTTGTTAAAGGTGTGACAAATCACATCTCCGATATAGAGGTTTACCGAAAAGCGGCACAGTTCTATTTTCCTAAATCAGATGTTGAGTTTTCAATGAACATTGTTGTATCTGATGAAAAGAGAAAAAAGAAGAGTCAAAAAATCAATATTTCATTAGATGACCTATTCTAATGGAATTGCATAGGGAGAGATAAAATTTGAAAAATACAAGAATCATAGAATTAGATGGTGAGAAAAAGTTGAAAGAATGTACAACTTGGCTGTGTCGTGAATGCAGAATGGAATTGCTTATACCTACTTTTGAAGTAGATCCCACATTATATGTAGTTCATAAATACTGTTATCACTGTGGCAAAAAAATTGAGTTGTATGTTCCAGAATAGGAGATCGATATGAATTCGCTAGAAAACATGGAAATGGTGAGGGATTACAATGTAATCGCTATTGAGATCAATACGATTAAAGCACATACCAATAAAGTTCTATTACATAGTGCAGTTGAAATTGGTAAAAGACTAAAAGAAGCAAAAGAAATGGTTGGTCATGGAAACTGGAAGAGTTGGCTAGAAACAGAAGTTAGTTATTCACAGAGGACAGCATCAAACTTGATGAGAATCTATGATGAGTATGGTCCTTTAATGATTGAGAATCAAATTGGCAATTCGATTGCCGATTTAGGCTATACACAAGCTATTGCAATACTTAAACTTGATTTTGAATCAAGAGAGGATTTTCTGATTGTCAATGATGTTAGTGAAATGTCAATACGTGACATTGAAGCAGAAGTTAAGCAAGTGCAAGAGATTCATGAGAATAAGCAAGAGTTACTGGACCAACTAGATACATTAGAAAGTAACAATGACAACCTAGCAACTGAACTGGTAGCCAAAGTTAAGGATATTGAAGCTAAAGAAATACAGATTAAAGGTTTCATAAAAGAAGTATCTTCTCTGAAAGAGCAAATAGATGCTATAACAGATGGTGGTCTTTCAATATCAGAAGTTAATGATCTTAGAGATGAGATGGAAGAAAAGATAAAACAGATTAAGCAATTAGAAACAGAACTTGCTGAGAAGCCTAAAGAAATTGAAACACAACAAATAATGTATGAGACACCACCAGATGTATTAATTGAAATAGATGAACTGAAAAAACAAATCAAGTCATCTGAAAACGCAGTTAAGTTCAAAGCAACTTTTGAGATACTCATGGACCGGTTCAATGATCTGTTAGGCATCTTAGATGATATTAAGGTTACTGAAGCAGATGAATATGAAAAGTATAAAGGAGCAGTTAATAAGCTATTAGATAAATTAATGATTGACGAATAGATAGAGGTGAGGAGATGGCTAAGCGATTAAAGCAACATGAAATAGATGCTCTTATGGAAAACATACCATTGTTACCAAAGAGCTTTGGTGATTGGATGATGAAAACACCATTTCAAGATATGAACTATATGTTTTATAAACGTATCAAGAATAAGATGCATGGTTACTGTAGCAAGTGTGGAAAGTTGACTATTCATGAAAAGAAAAAATCGCATAATGAGAGTGGTCGTTGTCCTAATTGTAGAACAAAGGTTACTTATAAAGCTATCAACAAGGCTAAAACTTTTCAAGATAATAAGATTGTATCTATTATTCAAAAAATGGGTGAAGGTTACATTGTTAGATATTTTAAAGTCAGAAGAATATTTAAGTCTGTAAATGATAGTACCAAGAAGTTTCCTGAAGAAATATTAGAAACATTAAGTAAACCATCAAATGGATATTATGAAGGATCACGAGTTTATATAAGTTTCGGCAAACGTGGAGATACTCAATATAGAAACTTTGAAGAAGCTTGGTCTTATTCAGATGGTGATTATCGTTGGGTTAATGAAAGAAAACGTGGTGGTATCAATAACAAAGAATTACTTAGAGCTTCAGATCCTTTCATCTATAAGAGAAACCTTAAATCGATTCTAAAGATTTCTAAATGGAAATACTGTGGTCTTGATTATTACAAAGGGAAACACATAAACATTGATGATTATATATTCACTTATGAAAAATATCCATCAATTGAAATGCTAAGTAAATTAGGCTTCAAAGCCTTATTAAATCAAATCATTTATAGAACGAATTACTACAATGGCATAGGTGGCTTATTAAATATGCACAAGAAGTATCTTGGTTTAAGTGGTGATGTATTTAATAGGGCAAAGCGATTAAATCTAAAAACAGAAGGCATTGAGTTTATAAGTACACTTGAGGAATGCGGAAGATACCTTAGTGATAGACAGGTTATCTGGGCTATAGAAAATACACATACAGAGACATTTACTCAATTACTTAAATGGATATCGCCTCAGAAGATCATTAACTATATCGAAAAAAACTCATCAGATAAGTATAATAGAGGATTTACTTATAAAGGATCTAATAGAACTTACTTTGCAACCATTTGGCGTGACTATCTGCAGCAATGTGAGAGTTTAGATTTAGATATCATAAATGACTTTGTTTTGTTTCCTAGAGATTTAGAGAAGAAGCATATTGAGTTTACTGAGCTTATTAAAGTCAATGCTGATAAAAGATTAGATAAAGGTATCAAAGTTCAATATGAGAAGTGGAACAATTTACTTTCATATCAATCAGGCAGTTTAAAAATTGTAGTAGCAGATAGCCATGAAGCAATACTGAAAGAAGGTCAAAGTCAAAGACATTGTGTAGGTGGTTCTAGATACAGTGAGCGTATGCTTAAAGGTAAAAAATTGATTCTGTTCATCAGAAAGAATGAAATACCATATTACACTGTGGAATTTGATGTTCAGGAAATGAAAGTAATTCAGAATAGAGGTTATCAGAATAAAGGTGTTAATAGAGAAGTTGAGAAGTTTATGAATAAATGGAGAACTAAGAAGCTTCTTCCTTTAATGCAGGTAGATACAAAAGCAATGTAGAAGATTTTGAAAGAATGCTGAAGGAGGAAATATGCAGTTATTACATACAGTCGGATTAATTATTATATTGAGTGCTTTTATTAGATCAATAGTAAACTTTATTGATGATATTAAAAATAAGAATAAAAGTTATGCCATAGAGGTAATTATCATATTTGGTGTGATTCTCTACTTTTGGATGAAATATTATTACATGACGTTTCTGGCGGTGTGACATGATTACTTGGAAAGCTAATGGCGAAAAGGTAATGGCCAAAATGGGTTATACTTTTGAATTCCTAGAATTTCAATTAGTTAGAATTACTCGTCATAAGAAAATGATAGTAAGGATAGGACCAGATCATCAAGTAACCGTACCAGTAAGAGTAAATAGATTAACTTTTGTTGATTCTTCTGGTACTGAATACAATACTTATTTGGATAAAGTTAAGTTTGTTTTGCCTGATTTTGTTACACCTGTGAGTAATGTATATAAGTTGATGAATATAGGAGAAGGTGATTATATTGATGCAACATAACGTTCTAACTCAGAAACTGAGAAATATATCAGAGATATCAAGAACGGATTTAGCAAAAGCAGCTCTTGAGTATCAGATATTAAAAGAATCGGATGAATGGAATACTCTTCTTGAGAGCTTAGCAAAGTTTTTTCAAGAGGTAGCTGATGCAGTCTATAAAATGTGTTTAGAGCTGTATGAGATTTTATATCCATTGATTGAAGAAATCTATGATAAAAACAAGAAAAAACACATCAATAAACAATATAGCAGGTTAGATGCATACAAGTCAATGAAAGTTAAGCATCAATGGAAGAAGTCGGTTAGAATATGTGCAAGGAGTTGTTTGAAATGAAAAAGAGTAGATTGAAAGTATTTATATCAGGAGGCATTGAAGAGTTTGAAGCTCTTGAGCAACAAAGAGCATTTAATCAAGCTGAAACAAGATTAACTAATCAAGGACATACACCGATCAATCCTAATAGATATATTCATAAAGATTTGAACTATGATGATAGATTAAAGATATGCTTTCTGTATATTGAACTATCAGACGTTATTTATATGTTGGATAACTGGAGAGATTCGAGTGTTGCAAGATATGAACATTCATATGCTCTTACATTAGATAAAAAAATTGTGTACCAAATGGAGGAATCATGTTCTTATATGTAGGTATTGGAATTGGGTTATTTATATCTGAATTAAATAATGCAAAGGAAAATCAGTTCAAGAGTTTCAAAGATGCAGCATCAACATTAACTGCGGGTCTAGTTATTACACTGGTATGGCCAGCGTGTTTATTGCTACCTAGAATCATGAAAAAGTAAAGTTTCTTCTATTATAATAGAAGAATTTGATGTGGAGCCAAAATCTCAGATAAAAAATAGAGAGAATATCTGAGATTCTTTAACGGGAGAAATCCCGTTTACGGCCTTGTAATGGATATTATCTTAACGACCATTATCTATATAGGGGGTAAGTTGAAGTATTCAATTAGGAATTATGAAGAAGTATTCAATAAAGAATATGAAGATACAAGAGAAGAATTGATAGAGTCTTTAAGAGATAAGGACATAAGTAAGTATAGAGTTAAAACTATTAAGAGTGGAGATATGCTTGAATGTGAAATATATCCTATCTGGAATAGTAGTAAGAAAAAGAGATGTGAGAAATTAAATACTACAAGTAAAGCTCAGAAGAATCTAAATGATAGAAATACGAAGAAGAATATTATCAGACTAATGAATACCAATTTTAGTAGTGATGATATGTGGGCTACTTTTACATATGACGCTGATTGTTTACCAGAAGATGAAACATTAGCAAAACGAGATATGCAGAATTATATTAGGAGATTGAAAAGAATCATAAAGAAAAATGATTTAGAAGATCTGAAATATATTTATGTTACAGAATACGAAGATGATCCTCAAAAGGGAAAGAAAAGAGTTCATCATCATGTTGTGATGAATTTTAAAGATAGGGATATTGCTGAGAAGGTTTGGGATAAAGGTGGACGTACTCATTCAAGAAGACTTCAACCAGATGACTATGGTTTAGAAGGAATGGCCAGATATATTACCAAAGATCCTAAGAACTCAAAAAGATATACAACAAGCAGAAATCTAAAGAAGCCTACTATTACAGTTGCTGATAGTAAGATGACAAAAAGAAGAGCAGAAAAAATTGCTAAGAATTGTAATGATTCACCTGTGATATTTGAAAAATGGTACCAAGGTTATAATTTCAATGATATAGAAATTAAACTATCTGAATTTGTATCAGGGACATATATGTATGTCAGGATGAAGAAGATAAATGGATATTGTAGAAACCTAAACTGATAATTGTTTAGTTTAAATAGATTTAAATACAGAAATAAAGGGGGAAGATAAATGAAATGGTCTGATTGTGCAGTACAAGATTTAACGAAATATAATGGACTTAAATCTAGTATCGAAAATATCAAAGAACGTATAGAGGTACTTGAAATGAGATTTGATGGTATGAAAGCTATTAATATGTCTGATGAAATTAAAGCTGCAAGTGATAAGCTTTGGGATGATAGATTAACAGATAACATTGTAGAACGAGAACGATTAAAGTTGCTACTTGAAGCGGATATAAGAATGATAGCTCTTATCGATAGAGGATTAGGTTATCTTGATGAGACAGAAAAAAATGTGCTCATGTATTTTTACATAGACAAGCAACTGAATCATGTTGAATCTTTGAAAGAAAAATTAAACATTGAGAAAAGTCAGATATACAGAGTTAAGAGTCAAGCCTTATATAAATTTACGAGTCATATGTACGGCTTAGAAGAACTCTAAAAGTAACATGGGAAAAAGAGGGGAAAATGAATCATATTTTTTATGTTATTATGATATAAAGAAGAGATTCCAATATCGCCCAAGCTTTTAGCTCATGGGCGATTTTTTATAGGAGAAAAAATGAGTACATTTGCTAAGAAATTTTATAATTCTAAAGCATGGAAAACATTTAGAGAAATGTATTTCTTGAAGATGTACGGACTATGCGAAAGATGTATGGCTAAAGGATTAGAAGTACCTGGTGAAGAGGTTCATCACATGATATATCTAACACCTTCAAATATTGATGATCCTTTGATTACACTCAATGAAGATAACTGTGAGTTACTCTGTAAGAATTGTCATAATGCTGAACATGAAAAGACATATGCAATGCATCGAAGGAATAAGGTTAAAAACTATAAGTCCGGTGATGATAAGTATAAGTTTGTAGATGGTGAATTAGTAATCAATAAAAATGTTAACATTGTTCATGGTGCACCTGCATCTGGCAAGACAACATATGTGAAGAAGCATATGGGTAAGTATGATGTTGTATTTGATTTTGATTATATCAGAATGGCATTGATGTTGAGTACTGAAAAGCCTAACACACCAGATACTATCAAGTATGCAATTGATATGAGAGATGTGTTTTATCAGGCTGTTGAAGAAAGGCGTCATTACTCAGAATCAATATGGATTATTGTTACTATGCCTAAGGGATATGAGAGAAGAAGATTAGCAGAAAGATTAAAGGCTAATCTGATACACATTGATACAGATGAGCAGAACTGTTTGGATAGAGCAAAGAATGATATTAATCGTTATGATAAAGAGAAACAATCTGTGATTATTGAACGATATTTCAAAGATTATGAGCAATAATCATATCAAAATGAAATGTTTTTCAAAGTTTTTGAATAAAAAGTGTACACTTTTGAACACTTTATTTATGAGTTAGTATATTCAAGGTGATTATCCGTATGAGAATAAATTTAAAAGAAATTTTTATTATATACAATATAATGGCGAGCCCCCCTTTAAAATGTCCTATGGGTACCCGTCGGAGACCGAAGGGAGGGAGATTCGTGTAACACACAGGTCATTTTTGCATAAGCCCCCCCTTAGAAAAGTGAGGTGATTTCATGGCTAAGGAAAAGACAAAAGAAGAGAAGATTAAAGCTGAGTTACGGAAGTATAAAAGGATTTTCAAGGAAGTTGAGGAGAAGAAGAAAAAGGTAGGCGAAGGATTGTTTGAGGAAGCAGCCTTTATGAAAGTTACACTAGTTGAGCTAAAAGAGCAGATTAATGATGAAGGTGTAATTGATGAAATGCAACAAGGTGATTATACAATTCTTAGAGAACATCCAGCTGTGAAAGTTTATAACACGATGATTCAAAGGTTTCTAGCGACTTCGAAACAATTGCTTGATTTACTCCCCAAGGAAGCTGCAAAAGTTGTTGAAGATGATCTAGATGATTTTATAAAGGACAGAGATGCCTAAGTTATATTCATCTGACTATAATCCTATACTTGAATATTGGGAGCAAATGAAAAATGGTGAGATAGTTGTAAGTGATAAAATATATAGAACTTACAAGAAGCTTGCTTATGATGTTGTTTCTACGACGTCAATATATTACTACTCAAACCCTAGGGCAAATCATGTCATTGAGTTTGTTGAGAGATATTGTCGACACAGTAAGGGAAAATTAGGTGGTAAAAGAATTGTTTTAGAGTTATGGGAGAAAGCTCTTTTAGCAACTGTATTTGGTTTCATCGATATAGAGGGTAATCGGAAATATCGAGAAGCTTTATTGATCATTGGTAAAAAGAATGGTAAATCACTATTGGCTTCTGCTGTTGGTTTATATCTTCAGATTGCTGATCAAGAACCAGGTGCAGAAATTTATGCTGTTGCAACAAAGAAGGACCAAGCAAAGATCATTTGGGAAGAAGCCAAGAGGATGGTTAGGAAATCACCATCACTGAAGCGAAGGATTAGAGCTTTAGTATCTAGTTTGATTAGTGATTTCAATGATGGAATATTTAAACCGCTGGCATCTGACTCAGACACATTGGATGGTCTGAACGTACATGGTGCATTGATGGATGAAGTACATCAGTGGAAGAATGGTAGAGCGTTATATAATATTATTGCTGATGGGGTGACTGCAAGAGAGCAGCCACTCATTTTTATTACATCAACAGCTGGTACCGTAAGAGAAGATATTTATGACGAAAAATATGACGAGGCGGAAAGAGTAATCAATGGATACTTTGACCCAGAAGGCTATAAGGATGAACACTTTATAGCTTTTGTTTATGAAATAGATAAGCGAGAGGAGTGGACGGATCCTAAGATGTGGCCCAAAGCTAATCCTGGACTCGGTACCATCAAGAATCAGAAGACTCTTGCTGCAAAAGTAGCTAAGGCAAAAGAGAATCCAATGCTTGTTAAAAATCTTGTCTGTAAAGAATTCAATATTCGTGAGACTTCAACTGAGACATGGTTAACATTTGAGCAGTTAAACAATACTGAGAAGTTTGATGTTATTGAACTTAAACCAAGATATGGAGTTGGTGGTGTGGACTTATCAAGTACTACAGATCTCACTGCTGCTAAGTTAATTTTTATGGTACCAAACGATCCTAAAATATATGTATTGCAGATGTATTGGATACCTGAGGATCTTCTGGAGAAACGAGCAAAAGAAGATAAAATTCCTTATGATTTATGGTATGAAGAAGGACTTTTGAGAACAACACCAGGTAATTCAGTCCATCCTAAGTATGTGACCGAATGGTTTCTAGAAATGCGTGAGATGCATGATATATATATGCCGTGGTTCGGTTATGATGCATGGGCTGCTAGTTACTGGGTGGATGAAATGAAAGGTGCTTTTGGTAAAAACTCAGAGGTGAAGATAAGACAAACAAAGCAAACTCTTTCAGGTCCAATGAAGCAACTTGGAGCAGACCTTGAAAGCAATCTCATAATTTACAATAACAATCCAATTGATAAATGGTGTCTAGCTAATACAAAAGCTGATATAGACAAGAATGGATTTATACAGCCATCAAAGACATCTAATCAACGCAAACGTATTGATGGTACTGCTGCACTTCTAAATGCATTTGCAGTACTTCAAGAAAAAAAGATGGAATATGAAATGATGATATAGAGGGGAGGTGAGACTTTGGGATTACTTAGTAAGTTTTTTAATAAAGATAATAAGAATAGAGGTGTAACGCTTAAACTCATATCAGAGAGAGGTTCGGGCTTCTATGCTTTTGATGGAAAATTATATAAGTCAGATGTAATCAGGGCATGCATAAGGCCGAAAGTTCATGCCATGGGTAAACTGGATGCTAAACATATTAGACGCTCTCAAGAGGGGCTAAAAGAGTTTCCAGAACCATATATGAAAATGCTTTTACAAGAGCCTAATCCATATATGACAGGACAATTGCTACAAGAAAAAATTGGTTCACAATTAGCTCTTAATCATAATTCATTTACTTTGATTGTTCGTGATGAGAATGGCTTACCAATGCAATTGTATCCTATACCTGCTGTTACAGCTCAAGCAATATACAAAGGTACAGATATTTATATCAAGTTTATGTTGAGAAACGGTAAGACGAATACTTTTGATTATAGAGACATCATTCATCTTAGAGATGATTTTAACAATGGAGATATTTTTGGTGATTCACCAGCAGAAGCATTATTACCATTGATGGAAGTTATATCATATACAGATCAGGGAATTGTAAAAGCCATTAAAAACAGCAATGTTATTCAATGGCTTTTAAAATTGGCAACTTCTACGAGACCTGAAGATAGAAAGAAACAGGCTGATGAGTTTGTGAAGAGTTACTTGGATGTTGAATCTGATGGAACAGCAGCTGCGGCTATTGATCCAACAATTGATGCACAGCAAATAGAACCTAAAAACTATGTGCCGAATGCATCGATTATGGATAGAACTATGACCAGAGTTTATAACTTCTTTAACACAAACGAGAAAATTGTACAAAGTAAGTTTTCAGAAGATGATTGGATTGCATATTATGAGGCTGTAATTGAGCGTGAAGCTAAACAATTATCAGGTGAATTTTCTAGGAAGTTGTTTTCTAGAAAGCAAAGATCCTTTGGTAATGAAATAGTGTTCTCTGGTAGTAGTCTTCAGTTTGCATCAATGCAGACTAAGCTAGGATTAGTATCAATGGTTGATAGAGGCGCCATGAAGCCAAATGAATGGCGTGAAATTATGAATATGGGACCAATTGAAGGTGGAGATAAGCCTATCAGAAGATTAGATACTGCTGTTGTTAATCAGCTAAAAGCTCAGATTAATAATATGATTAATGAAGCTCTTGGGGGTGAGAATAAATAATGTTTTGGAACTTTATTGAAAAGGATGATGAAATAGAACTTAGAATCGATGGTGATATCGTTGATGATGGTGATGTTTGGATCTATGAATGGTTAGGAGAAATGTGTTCAGCACCTAATAAGTTTAGAAATGAACTGAAAAAGTACTCAGGCAGAAACTTAACAGTTTGGATTGATTCTTATGGAGGTAATGTATTTGCTGGTGCAGGTATTTATAATGCCTTAGTGAATCATAAGGGCAAAGTTACTGTAAAAGTTGATGGTAAAGCCATGTCAATTGCTGCAACAATCGCAATGGCAGCTGATGAAGTGTTAATGTCTCCTGTTGGAGTAATGATGATACATAATCCATGGTCACAAGTCAGTGGTGATATGCATGAAATGAGAAAGATGGCTGATGTACTAGATACAATCAAGGAATCAATCATAAATGCATTTGTCATAAAGACTGGAAAAACAGAAGAAGAGATATCATCAATGATGGATGATGATACTTGGATGTCTTCAAATGTTGCGGTTAAAGAAGGTTTTGCAGATGGTGTTATACAATCGGATCCTGAAGTCTTTAACTCATATCCAGGTATTGTGTTCAACAGAGTAGATGTTTTGAGTAAAAGTAATCAGGCGATTGAGAAGTTTATGAGTTTAGAGCGCTCAAATAGAGCTTTAAATAATGCACAGTTATGTTTAATGAAAATGAAGGGAGAACAGAATGAACAGAGAACAATATTTGAATAAGAGAAAGGAATTATTGAACCAAGCTGAGAAAGCTCTAGAGGAGCAAAACTTAGATTTGTTCAATGAGAAAAAGCAAGAGATTGAAGATCTTGATAAGTCTTTTGAAGCTTTTGCAGAAGCATCTGCAAATATGAACGCTCTGCAACAAAGTGTATTACCTCAAAGCATCGTCAACATGATGAACAACGAAGAGGTGGTAAATACAGTTGCAGTTGAACTAACAAATGATGATGAGGCGTATAAGAATGCCTGGGCTAAGATGATGATGGGTAACAAACTTGATCAGAATGAGATGGAGATTATGGATAGATTCAATCCTAAAAATGCCACTCAAACTGGAGAGACTCATGCTGTTATCATCCCTGAAACTGTATCAAATGATATCTGGAAAGAAGCTGCTGAGATGTACCCAATCTTAGATGATCTTGATATGACTTTTGTACCAGGTGATTTAACGCTTCTTAAAGAAACTAACTCAGGTACTGATGCTGATTGGTATGATGAAGCTACTGAAGCAGCAGATGGAGAGTTTGGTATTGGTGAAATCAATTTAACTGGTTGTGAGTTAATCAAACTTATTCCAATTTCTTGGAAGCTTAAGAAGATGTCAATTGACAAGTTTATTCCATACATCACTAAGTTATTAGGTGAAAAGATGGGTGCTGCACTTGCAAAAGCAGTTGCTACAGGTAAAGGTAAGCCTGGTGATGGTGATACATTCAAGGCGCAACCAAAAGGTATCATTACAGCTCTTGAAGCTGAAGCGAATACGCCTAGAATCATAGAGTATGATGATGCTACTGATAAGTTAGCTTATGAGAAGATTACTAAAGCTTTAGGTTTACTACCTTCTGGCTATAAGAAAGGTGCTGCAATCTATGCTGATTCAAGCACAGTTTGGAATCGCCTTGCAAATCTTAAAGATGCTAATGAGAAACCACTATTCATTCAAGATGTAACTGCTGGTGGTGTAGGTAGAATCTTTGGTATTCCAGTTAAAGAAGATGATAGTATCGAAGCTGATGGTATCTTACTAGGTAATGTTAAAAAAGGTTATGCTGTTAATGTAAATGAGGATATGACTATCTACACTGAAGAAAAAGTAAGCTTAAGAAGAACTAATTATATGGCTTATTCTTTAGTTGATGGTATGCCAAGAACTACAAAAGCATTTGTATATATTACTCTTAAATCTGTATAGGGGGTAGTTGATGAAATTAAAAGTTATATCAAGCTTTAGAGATAAAGTGACTAGGAAGATTATTCTTCCTGGATCCACTTTTGAAACTGATGACGAAGAAAGAGTGAATAAGCTTATTGATAATAAACTTGCTGAAGAAATTGAAGAGAAAATGACTAAGGATGATATCATTGCTAAGCTTAAGGAGCTAAACATTGATCATGATCCTAAGGTTAAGAAAGATGAACTATTAGCATTGTTAGGTGATCAGTAATGCCATTACTGGATGATGTCAAACTATCCCTTAGAGAAGATGTATCAATTTTTGATGCTGAGATAACAGATCTTATCGATGCTGCTAAACTTGATCTTAAAGGTGCTGGTGTTGTTAAGATAGTTGAAGAAGATAAGCTGATTAAGAGAGCTATTATTCTATATAGTAAAGCAAATTATGGTATGTTCAATCCTCATATGGAAAAGTATCAAAAGGCTTATGAATCTCTACGAAGTCATTTATCCTTATCATCTGACTATAATAATTTATCGGAGGTTACAAATGTTTAGTGATGTCATTGAATTAATTAGTTATCCACCGATAGAGGATGATATTGGGGATAACCTTGTGGATGAACCAACTTATCGACAGGTTTATGCCATTGAAAAAGGTGTAAGACAATCAGAATTTTATCAAGCTTCAGCAGTTGGACTGAAACCTGAAATCTCATTTGAAATTAGAGCAACATCATATAAGAATGAGAAGGTATTGCGATACAAAGGTGAAGAGTTTAATATCATTAGAACTTTTAGAAAGAACAAAGAGTTTCTTGAAATCGTATGTCAGGGTGTGATTATCGATGGCTAGAATACCAAGTCCAATAAAAATAAAAAAAGATGGTGTTGAATACATCTCACGAGTGGACCGAACGAAATATCTTTTATCTGAGTTGACAAGAGCAGCTCTTAGAGATGTTGGAAAGTTTGTAAGGCGTAAACAATTAGATGCTGTTAGGAAATTAAGAGGGTTTAGACGAGGCAAAAGACCCTTGCGAGCTTTCCAATACTGGGTTAGAAAGCGTGAGCAGGATCTTGTTGTTGGAGTTAAACATAAAACTTGGTATGGAATAGATCAAGAACTTGGTACTAGGAATCAACCAAAGAAAGCTATCATCAAGAATTCTGTAATGCCTTACGTAGATGAAATCAGAAGAATAGAAGGACAATATCTTTCTGTGATAGAAGATGAAAACAAAGCAATTGGTTTAATTAGTGATGATGAATACATTTCTGAGGATGAGGAGGATTAGATGATTGTTGCATTAAGAAAGCAAATAGTAAAGTATCTTAAATCTAAGCATCCTCGAGTGTATTTTATTAATAAAGTTCCGAAGAATGCCAAGTTTCCATATTTGGTATATGATTTTCAACCGAGTTTTAGACCTGATGAAAGTTGTGAAAGATTAATGATTGAAATTGATGGTTGGGATAAGCCAAGTAGAGGTAGTTCAAAAGTACTTGAAGAATTAATGGAAACAATCAATGGAGATGGTGATCTATCCAGTCCTACTGGATTAGATAAATCAATATTAGATAATGAAGATATAATGTCTGTATTCTCAATGGAGAGCAGACATTTTTTAGATGAAAAAGGAACAGGTATACTTCGAAGGAAATATACTTATTCAGTAACTGTTTATGAAAGGAGTACAAGCTAGTGAAATATAAAAAGGAACAACTAGCCAATATCCAAGTTGATTACGGTATTGTGTATGTTGATTTTTCTGAAGAAACACAAAGACTACTTGGTCCTACTAGGGGAGGCGCAACATTTAATGCCACTCAACAGATTAGAGATTTAGAGTTTGATGGTAAGAATGGTAAGACGAAAGGTATGCAGTATGTAGATTATATTGATGCAGTCTTGAATCTTGTAACTTTGGCCATCACGGATGAGGATTTGGCAGTAGCAATGCCTTACTTAAAGAAAACAGTGGATGGTGAAAACATAACTTTTACCTGTGATTTTACAAGTTTAGGTTTGATTCCTGATACTGCATATTTTAAGAATATCACTGTATTTGGTAAATTGTCAGGTGGTGGCTTTAAGAAGATTACATTGTTTAATGCAATGAACGAAGCTCCATTTGCTTTGGCAGCAGTACCAAAAGGTGAAGGTACAGTCAACATGGAAATATACGCACATTGGGAATCCGACGATGCTCAGACAGTAGATAAGCTATTTACGATCAGTACTGTTTCTAGCATTGCATAAGGATTAAACTTAGGGACTAATTAGTCCCTTTTTTATTTGTACACAGGAGGCGCAAATGAAATTAACAGGCCGTCAGTTATTAAAGATATCAGCACTTGCTGACAAACTTGATATAAAAATTGATACAAAAGCAGATATCGAAGATTTAGGTTCTGATGTTATTTGGCAAGTAATGAGGAAAGCTCATATTGCAGAAGATGAAGTTTCAGAGGTGATAGCTGTGTTTTTAAAATGCGAACCTGAAGAAGCGTTGGATTTAGATCTGTTTTCTGAATGGGAAGAGTTTAAAAAATCCAAAAGAGGAAAACTGTTCATGGATTTTTTTCAATCTGCATTAGGATCAAAGGACCAAAGCTAAGGAAACTCTTGAATGATGCATATGGACTGCAAAATATCATTGACGAGTCAGTAACTGTAGAACTCATTGAATTTGCAATAGAGAATGAACTTGAACAGGCATCTTGGGAGCTATGGTTAACAATTTATCCTCATTTTACAAAAGAAACATTCATTCCTTTTGAAGAGTTTAAGGATGATCAGGTGAAAGCTAAGCCTAGGAAACAGATTAAAACAAATGAGGAAATTATGGAAGAACTATTGCCTTTAGTAGAAAAATTTGAAAAGAAAAATGGAGGTGAGTAGCAATGAAAATATTTGAGCTTTTTGGATCAATATTTGTTGAGTCAGATAAAGCAAATGAATCACTTGATAAAACTGATGGAAAAGCAAAGAATATTGCTGCTTCATTAGGCAAAGGCATTAAGACAGCTGCTAAATGGACTGCAGGTATAACCGTAGGTGCTGTTGCAGTTGGTGGTGCAATGCTTAAAGCTGGCGAAAAGTTTGCTGAGACTACTGATCATATTGATAAGATGAGTCAAAAATTAGGGATGACTAGAAAAGGCTTTCAAGAGTGGGATTTTATTTTATCACAAAATGGTGCTTCCATAGATGGAATGAAATCAGGAATGGTCAAGTTAAATAACTCATTTGATGAATTGAAAAGTGGTTCTGGTGCAGGTGCAGATGCATTTAAGAGATTAGGTCTCACAATGGATGATTTAGCTGGAAAGAGTCAAGAAGAAATTTTTGAGTTAACAGTGAAATCATTACAAGGTGTATCTGATGAATCAGAAAGAGCTGCTATTGCCAATGACTTATTAGGTAAGAGTGCTTTAGAGTTAACACCACTGTTGAATGCTGGTGCAGATAGTATCGATGCAATGAAAGAACAAGCGAATGAAATGGGTATGGTAATTGGTGATGATGCAATCGATGCTGGTGTAAAGTTTGCTGATACAATGGATCAACTTAAAAGAACTGTCAAAGGATTGGCCATTGGATTTATGAGTACATTAATGCCAATGCTTCAAGATTTTTTGGTGTTTGTTCAGAGTAATATGCCATTGGTTCAAGGTATATTTGGTGATGTGTTTAAGTTATTAGGCGCATCAGTGGAATCTGTGATACCTATATTTAAGAGTATATTAGAAGGTGTTTTGCCACCATTAATAGCTCTTTTTTCGGAATTAGGAAGTAATATTATTCCTTTGCTAGTTTCTGTTATTAGCTCATTGATAGAAGGAGTGTTACCAGTTTTTATAGAGATATTCAATATGATTATAAATACACTGCTACCACCCTTTCTTGATATTTTGAATATATTAATTAAAACAATTTTACCACCATTCATTGAGTTGTTCATTACACTTATACAGAAAGTACTACCACCGTTAATTGGGGCTTTTAAAACAATAATAGATATAATTATGCCTCCATTGATTGAGTTGTTTAGTGAGATTATAGAGAATGTTATGCCGATTATCATCGAGTTGTTTAATGTGCTGATTGAAACGGTATTGCCACCATTCATTGAACTGATACAGGTTATTATTGAGAATGTATTACCATTTCTAATAGCGCTGTTCATGGAGTTCGCCGAACACGTTCTGCCATATGTTATGAAAGCGTTTGAAAGTATGAAAGGTATCATTCAAAATGTTATGAATGTTATTTCAAGTATCATCAAAGCTGTACTAGCACTGATAAGAGGTGATTGGGATGGTGCTTGGCAAGGGATTAAAGATGCATTTGGAAGTATATTAGATGCGATTATTATAGCAGTTGAGGCTTTTATAGCACCGTTCGAAGCTTTGTTTAGTAAGATTGCTGAAGTTGTATCTGGTATATGGAATGGACTTGTAGAGAATATTAAAGGTGGAATCAACTGGATTATTTCTGGTATTAATTCATTCATTGAAGGTGTTAATGGTATCAAGATTCCAGATTGGGTACCTGGTGTAGGAGGAAATAGTTTTAGTATTAATACTATACCAATGTTAGAACAGGGTGGAGACATTTTAAAGTCTGGTAGAGTAATTGTTGGTGAAAAAGGTTTAGAAGAAATATTTTTACCTGAAGGTGCTAAGGTTAAGCCACTAAAACAAACGAAATTAAGTGGTGATGAAAACTCAAAAGGTGATGTGTATCAGACTGTAAATGTATATAGTCCTAAACATCTATCACCAAGTGAAGTAGGTAAAGAGACTAAGAAAGCTTCTAGGAAGTTAGCTAGGGAATTTGCATAGGGGGTTAGGATGCGGACATTAACTATAAAAAGTGAAAATGGATCGAGTATAAAGATCTCTAAAAGTAATCCTTATGTTCTTCAACAATTAGAAGGTACTGGTGTTCCAAAATCGTCTAAGGAAACAGTAAAAGCTCCCAATCAGGATGGCAGTACTCATATCAATACAACATTTGATGACAGAGATTTGGATATTAAATTTGCCATTTTAGAAAGTGATTTTCCTTCATTATATGTATTGAAAGAAGAAGTGTGTAAAACTCTAAATCCTAAGTATACATTAGACATTTTGTATGAGTATCCTGGTGGTAAGAAAAGAATTAAAGGTGTACTCGATGGTGAAGTTGATTTTCCAGAAGGTGACATGATTGGATATCAAGAAGCTAAATTTAGCATTGAGTGCTCTAATCCGTTTTGGCTAGATGATGAACCAAGTGGTGAAAAGTTAGCAGTGTCCAAACCGACTTTTAGGTTTCCTTTGATATTCTCACCCAACATTACATTTAGTGTGATTTTAAATAAGACAATCAAGATTAATGTAAAAGGTCATGTTGAAGTACCAATAGTCATTAAGTTCAATGGGCCTGCATTAAATCCTGTAGTAAAAAATTTGACTACTAATAAGTTCATTAAGGTAGAAAAAGAATTGTATGTTGGGGAAGTGTTGGAGATAAGAACTGAAAAAGGAAACAAATCTGTAATGATCAATGGTGAAAATGCATTTGGTTTTATTGATTTAGATAGTGAGTTATTTTATCTGAATCCTGGAGAAAACATTATAACCTATGATGCTGATAGTGGTTCCGAGAGTGCAGAAGTTTCACTGACTTATACAAATAGATATGTGGGGGTGTAGTTTTGATTAGAGTATTTGATTTAAATATCAATTTTTTAACTGAGATAGATGATTATGAAAGTTTGGTATTTGAAAGAAATTATTACACTCATAGTATGTTTGAACTTCACATCAATGAAAATAAGAAAGATGTTCATCATCTTATCAAGAATAATATAATAAGTATTGGTAAGAATTTAACTAAATGTGGCATCATCAAAGTTGTTGAAAGATCTGCAGAAAATACTGAAGAAATAATTATCTCAGGATTTTCCTTAGATTTTCTTTTCTCATCAAGAGTGATAATCCCTGTTGCACCATCAGCATATGATTCTATAATAGCATCAGTTGAAACTTCGATTAAGCATTACATTAATAATTGCATTGTTGATCCAGTTGATCCTAAAAGGAAGCTGGATTTTTTCAACTTAATAGAAGATTGTAATAGAGGTGCTGTTTCTGAGTATAATGCTCGAGGCGAGTTCTTATCGGAGTATGTGTCACAAATAAGAAAGCAACATGAAATGGGAATCTCAATAGTCATAAATAGAGTTACCAATAAATTAGATGTTGATGTGATGATTGGCGAGGATCATAGAGCAGGACAAGAGAAACCAGTAATATTTTCAACTGATTATGATAACATCTCAAAGCAATTACTTTATCAAAGCGATGTAGAAGAAAAGAACTTTGCATATGTTTATGGTCAAGGTGAAGGAGTTGATAGAGAACTAGTAACAGTGGGTGATTATTCAGGCATCAATCGTAAAGAATTGATTGTTGAAAGTAGATCGTCGACTGATAGCTTGATTTCTGAAGGTGAAACCGAGTTGGCTCAATATCCTGAGATATTCACTTTTGAAACTGAGATTCTTAATAGACAACCATTTGTATATGAGAGAGATTTTAATTTAGGTGATTTAGTAACTGTAACAAATAAAAAGTGGTCGATTAGACTAGATACAAGAATAACAGAAATAAGAGAAATTTATGAAGCAAAGAAGTTAAGAGTAGAAGTAGTGTTTGGTAACAATATTCCGACACTTAAAGATGTTCTTAAAGGCAAGTTGAAGAAGGAGGTGAAGTAATGATCATTGGAGGATATTTTGAAGCTAAGTTTGATGAAGTTACGGGTTTATATGATCGTGAATATTCTTCAGACGAATATGCTAGTAGATGGTCAAGGTTTGTAAGTGATGGTATTGCTATTGAAGGGGGTGGTGAGTTAACAACTCAAAACCAAGTGAGTATCATTACCGACACAATGAAAACTCAAGTAGCTGTTGGTGTAGGTTTTATCAAGGGGCGTGATTATCAAGTAACTGTGCCTGAAGAAGTAGAACATGATGCTGCTGATCCAACACATAAAAGAATTGATCGAGTGGTTATTGAGTTGAACTTAACAGAAGATATAAGAGCTTTTGTAATTAAAGCCGTTAGAGGTATTCCAGCATCAGAACCAGTTGCACCAAGTTTGATTAGAAATGATGATATTTGGCAAATTTCATTGGCACAAATAGAGGTACCAAGTAATGTAGTTGTATTAAATACTGGTGTTGTATTAGATGAACGAACCAATGCCTTAGTATGTGGTTTATCTAATATTAAGCAAGGTATTTCGCCACCAGATGTAGATGTTATTAGTGAAATAAACAACAAAGTTGAGATTAATACTGATAATTTGAGTATTTTGTCACAGGACGTGATAGATACAAAGTTAGGTTTAGATCCTATAACACCAGAGGTATCAAATCAAACCTTAACAATCACTACTGCATCAACTCAGAAGAAGCATACTGTTAAAATAATTACTGATATCACAGGTGGTGCTATAAACGTTGTAAAAAATGGTGCTGCATCAAAGCCGTTAAAATTACCAAATGGTGATGAAGTTACTGAGTTGCTTGCAGAAACCATGTTTTATGATGTTATTGAAGATGATGTGGCTTTTTACTTAGCCCCTAAAGCTGGAGGGGCAAAAGATGGTGACATAGTAGCTGTAAGTTTAATGGGCAACAGTTATGAAAAATTATTATCTATAACAGGTAAAAATGTTCAAAGATTTGACATGGACAATCAAGGCAACTTTTATTTAGGTGATAGTAATGGATGGGTAAAAAAACTTGATTCAAATCTACAAGAAGTGTGGGCAATCGACATTGGTTCTGATGTATTAGCGTGTACTTATGACCCAGTTACAGGTGACGTATTTGCTTGGGAAAATAGTGGTAATACTATTCATAGAATTGATGGTGATACAGGACTTGATGTAGTACCAGCGGACAGTTATGGGCTTCATACAACAGGAACGTATGAACATATAGAAATAATCGATGGAGTAATTTTTCTAAGTAATACAAAAAGTTTTGCTTTAATTAATATAACTAATTTAACAACTATATATAGTGGAGCAACTTATTACCGACCAGTTTATAATCCTAAGTACAATAAGATAAATGCTTTTGATGTTAACACTATGAGGCTGTATGAATTTGACTTACAAGGCAATGCGATTCTTATTAGAACGCTAAATGTAAGCACATCTAATTATAATTTTGCCACGGTTGCTTTTAAGATGGACGAAACTTATATTAAATCACTATGGTTTGACGATGATTCTCTATCTTACGATAGAAATAACAGAGTAACTAATGTTAGGATAACAGACGGAGTTTTACAAGCTGAGTCAAGTTCATCATATAATTTCCCTATCGATTACAGAAGTCAACATAGGCTGGACTACGATTCTATCAACGACAAGTTATACATGAGATGTTGCGGTCTTTATGATAATGGCTGGGAAATAAAAAGACCACTTTATGTATTCGATATGATAAATATATGCAAAGCAGTATTTGTCCCTGATGGTTATTACGAGTTTTTCGAGTTAAGGTTCGGTAAGATTTTAAACACGCGAGAGGATAATCCGGGAAATGGGGACGTTTACCAAATTACATCAACAACCGTTAAAGGAGGACTATAGAATGGTCATATTATTTGTAAAATCAAAAGAGGGTAATAAGCAAAAGGTTAGTGGTATACACTACAAACCACACTTACTAAAAACGATTGACAAGGAACGAGCTATTGAAGTGGATCAAGTACCACAAGTACCGCATGAAAAATCAAAGTATAATCATGTATTATATGTGAATCCACAAACTAAGGAAATGTGGTATGAGTACACATTAACTGATCAGCAGGTAATCAATAAAGAAGTAAAAGAAGAAAATGAAATGCTAAAAGCTATGATTGCAGATGTTGGACTTCAAATTGGAGGTGGATTATAATGTGGGGAAAATTATATGGAGATTTTATTATATCAGGGAGATATGGTTATTCTTATGTAATCGGTCGAAGAATAGATCTTAAAGCTGATATTGATGCGCATTTGATAAGTGAAGGTAGAGCAGATTTAATAGTATAACTATTAAGTCTGTTTTTATTTAAGGTGGTGAACATGACAATAGAAGTCGCGTTAGTTATTTCAGTAGTTTCAGTAGTGTTTGGTGTTTATCAAGGTGTATCAAATATTAAGAGAAATGAGAAGGCAGATGCCAAGAATGACGCTTCTCAATTAACGACAGTTATTGTTAAGTTAGAGAGCATTGGTACTGGTATAGCGAGAATCGAAACTGAGATGTCTAATATTAAAGAAGATGTAAAAGAAGATCATGAGCGATTGGTTAGAGTAGAAGAATCTACTAAGCAAGCTCATAAAAGATTAAATGAATTGGATAAAAGAATCCTAGGAACAACTTTTGAGGAGGTGAGCAAATGATTAAAGCTTTAACTATAGTAGATGGTATTATCCAGGATAAGTCGACAGATGGGATTCCTATAAAAGTACAAATAGTTAATCCTAGAGGACTAAAAAATGTAAGAACAATGATCCCTATGATTGATCCTATTGGTGCTACCATTCACAATACAGGAAATAGTGCTGTATCAGCTGGTGATGAGATGCATGCTAACTGGCTTCAAAATGTAGAAAATGCAGATAGACTTTATATATCACCACATCTATTCGTTGATCACGATTCGATTACATTAGTTATTCCACTCAATGAAGTTGGTTATCATGCTGGTGATCGTAAAGGTGATGGCAATTATAGAACAATTGGTATTGAGATTTGTGAAAATATCAATATTGAAAAAGCTGAAGAAAATGCTAAGAAGTTATGTGCAGCATTAAAAATGACTTATGATTCATTCGTCTTATTTACACATCAATACTGGTCAGGAAAGTATTGCCCTCATATCATTTTAGATAGAAAAAATGGGTGGAATGATTTTGTTTCTGATGTGTTTGAGTACACACAGAATGATCCTATTAAACTTGTATATGCTCCAGAGCAAGTAGAGGATGTAATCATTTCAACATCGACACCAATGAATATTGAGGAACTTATTGAAGTATTAAAAAGAAATCAAGTAGAAGCTCAAGAACCAAAGGTGTATACAGTTTCAGAGCTCCAAGAAACTCTATATTACTTAGGTTACGATTGTGGTCCATTTGATGGTAAACCAGGTCCTAAAACAAGAGCAGGCTTTAAAGCTTTTCAACGATTAAATGGTTTAGATGATACTGGGAATATGGATCCAGAATCTGTAAGAATCATGGAAGAATTAAAAACTTCTGATTCTGAGTATAAAACATATTGGTTTAATGGTAGTGAGATTCATGTGTTCTATGGTGACTTAGATAAATACGAACCTCATTTAAATCTAGGTCAATATGGAAAATATGAAGTTTTATCTGAGTTAGATGATGAATATGTTGCAGCTATCAATGGACAATTCTTCGGTGGTGGACGAGAAGGCCTTGGCTTGTTAATAGCTAATGGTCTTTATTATTACACAGGAAATCATGAGAAGTTTGCAAATTGGATCCAAAATAAAGATGGCACTACTGAGATTAGAGATGTAGATAAATCTGAGTATTGGAAGCTTCAATATAACACTCATTTCGCTATTGGGACATCATGGCCATTAATCATAGAAGGTAAGTATGTAGATATAGATGATCCAGGTATTAGTCATTATGATGAAAGACATCCTAGATCATTATTAGCTCATTCAATGACTCATAATACTTTATGTTTGATAGCTATTGATGGAAGAAGAAGAGACTCGATAGGAATGACTGCAAGTGAAACCCAAGAAGTCCTAATGTTCATTACAGAAATAACAGAAATTGAGTTTGAAAATGCTACTAATTTAGATGGTGGTGGAAGTACCGAAATGACTGTAAATCAAGAAATTGTGAACGAGCTATCAAGTGGATATGAAAGGTCAGTGGGATCTATCATAGGATTAAAAAGAAAGGATGTATGATATGTTGAATGAATTATCGCATGATCCTTGGTCAATAGTGGTTATAGTTGTGATTTTTTTAGCTATAGGAATTCTTTATTACTTAGGTAAGAAGAAAGAAGCAGCTAAGTTAACACTTGAACTAATAAAAGTTGCTGAAGAGCTAGTATTGGGCAGTGGAAAAGGTGATGAAAAAATGAGTGTAGTTTATAGAGTTCTATATCCTAGTTTGCCTAAAATAATAAGGTTGCTCTGGGGACCTGATGATGTTTATACTTTTATTGATTGGATTTTTGAAAAGAATAAGCATCTTTTAAATGAGCATATTAATGTTTAGTATTTATCCACACCATTGGTGTGGATCTTTTTAGTTGGATAAAAAAAATTTTTGATGTATTCTAAATATAGGAAATGTTATAAGGAGGTTGTTAATGAGATTAGTTAATTCGCAGTTTGATATTGATGAGGCAGTTCATTTTTTACATGAAGAACCAGATGAGTGTCCTATATGTAATTGTAAAGTGAATCCAGAACACCATATGGCACATCAAATTATTGGTGATGAAGGTTCATTACTAAGGATAGTGTATTCGTGTCCTAATAATGAATGTAAGGAATTGTTTATTGGCTATTTCCATAGTGATGGTCAATTTATGAATGGTGGATATGATTTTGATTATGTAAAACCAAATAATATTAAGCCAATTGAGTTCGATGCTAGAATTGAAGATATTTCAAGTTTGTTCATTGAGATTTACAATCAAGCACGAAGCGCTGAAATAAATGGTTTAGATCAAATATGTGGTATGGGATATAGAAAGTCGCTTGAATTTTTGATAAAAGACTTCTTAGTGTATGTTAACCCTGAAGATGAAGAAGAAATAAAAAGTGATTATAGATTAGGAAATATAATTGAGACTCGCATTGATAGTAAAAGATTAAAGGACATAGCTAAACGGGCAGCTTGGCTTGGAAATGATCATTCTCATTATACACGAAAGTGGGAAAGTAAAGATGTTAACGACTTAAAGACTCTTATTGATATGACATTACATTGGATTCAGAATGAACTTCTTTACAACCATTACATGGATGAAATGTAAAAAAAAATTAAAGGAGATAATATGATTGAATGGCTGAATCAAAACCAAGGATTTATAATGAGCTTATTAACTTTAGTTTATGTTATAGCGACATTAATTATTGTAGTCTATAATAGGAAAGTTATAGATGAAATGAAACAGAATAGAGAAGAGGATTCAAGACCATATATTTTTGTATATATGCATAAAAATCCAAGAGATAATACTTTCAGCTTGGTTGTGAAAAATTATGGTAAAAGTGGTGCTCGTATAGAGAAAATTAATATTGAACCAAAGTTGAAATTTGTTGCAAAACCAATGGAAGATGACTTCATGAAAAATGTTGTATTAGCACCTAATCAAATGGTACATTTTATGTTAGGAGAAAGAGCAGTAGAAACATACAAAAAGGATTATATTGCACAGGTTTCATATAAGTCAGTAACCCTAGAAAATAAAAAACATTATGATGAAAGATATGAAATGATAACAGAATACGCATCAAGTATGGGATATGCTCATTATGAAAGTTCAAAAGATAAAAGCGAAAATGCATTAATTAGAATTGCAGCAGAGTTGGATTCTATAAAAAACAATTTACTTTGA